TGAACACGCTCCAGATGACTGACTACCTCAACAAGATACAAGCGGATGCCGCCACTGAGTTCGGGATAAACCTCCCATTGCCGGCGGACAGGCATTACCAAGACTTCATTAACGAATATAGAAACCGATAAATCGGGCGGCACCAAATGCCGTCCGATATTTTTCACCTCAAAACTACAACAATGGAATTAAAAATCAAGAAAGCCAAACTAACCAAGAGTGGCAGCGTAGAGGCGACGTACATCGACAAGGACGGCAACGAGATTACCATCAAAGGCAATCATCGCGCCCATGTTGACTTGCGCAGTCGCCTTCAGGAGCTGGTGCCATTCTTCACGGAACTGACCGAGCAAAAGGAGGCAGACCACATCGATTGGGATGCTCCACACAGCGAGACAAACAACGAGCTGCTCAAACAGATTTCCGTGACAGCCGTCAGCAAGGGCGGAGATGACTCTGCTCCTTTCATCGTGATGACCGGCAAACGCATCCTCCTGACGCGAAAAGTCCTCAACTTATGCTCTCCCGGCGTTGACCTCGGCGACGAGTCTTTAGTCCACGGCGACGAGTTCGACATGGCCGTGCAGGCATTTCTCTACGAGGTCGAGCAGTATATCCTTGACCGCAAGTATGACACCGACGGAGTGCTGGACTTCAATCAGGACGACACATCCGGCAATACGGAAGACCCATTCGGCGAGGCTGGAGCCACAGTCGATGTAGCTATTCCCGAAGAGATACCTGCATAAAGCATGAACCCAATATACGTTACCGAGACACCCGGTACATTCCGACTCTCCTTTGACTACAATCCTCGTCTCATAGAGGTTATCAAGCGCATACCCAGCCGCCCCCGATGGGATAACGGCGACCGGGTTTGGATTGTAACCAAGGAGAGTCCGTTCTATCCGCCGGGCTTTGACGCTCGGTGGTATGTTGAAAGTTTTGCAGCATGGGCCGTAAAGTATCGCTACTGCCTGTCAGTTCAGAGGCGTAAGGAGGCGAGTGATACAATCTTCGAGATACCTCCGATGAAGCCGTTCAGTGGCGAGCATTATATGCTTCTGAATCCGTACGAGTATCAGTTGGAGGGTGTCCGATATGCTTTGGACCATCAGCGTTGCATCTTTGGCGATCAGCCCGGACTTGGCAAAACGCTCCAAGCCATTTGCACGGTTGTCAAGGCGCACAACGAGGCGTCCACGTATGGCGACACCTTCCCTGTACTTGTCATCTGCCCGGCAGCTCTGAAAGTAAACTGGCAACGTGAGTTCAAGAAGTTCGCCGGCATTGACGCTATCATTCTCGATGACCACAATAAAGCCGACTGGCACCGCTTCTATGAATTGAGGAAGCCGGACGGTGAGTCTATATGCCCGGTGTTCATAACAAACTACGAGAGCCTCAAAAAGTTCTTCGTTACTAAGGTTACGGCCACCAAGCGCATCAGCCTCCGCTCCATTCACTTTGACGAGCGCATCAATCTCTTTAAGTGCATCATCATTGACGAGAGCCACAAGTGCAAATGTAGCAAGACACAGCAGGCCAAATACGTCGAGGGTATCTGCAAGGGTAAGAAGTGGATATTTGAGTTGACCGGCACCCCGGTTGTGAATAACAATACCGACCTCGTGCAGCAGCTCAAAATCCTTGACCGTCTTGAGGACTTCGGCGGCTATAAGCAATTTATGGCCCGGTTCTGCGACGGCCCCAAGCAATCCTCCAATCTGCGGGAGTTGAACTATCGTCTGTGGATGTGTTGCTTCTTTAGGCGTGAAAAGCAGAAGGTGTTGACACAGCTTCCCGACAAGACGCGCCAGTACATCACCTGCGACATCACGAACCGCAAGGAGTACACTGATGCAGAGCGCAACCTGCTCGGCTATCTGAGGCAGTACAAGAACGCTTCCGATGACAAGCTGATGAGAGCCATGCGCGGTCAAGTCATGGTTCAAATCGGTATCCTCAAACAGATAGCGGCCCACGGCAAAATCAAGGCCGTGTCGGACTTCATTCACGACATCATCGACGGCGGCGAAAAGTTGATCATGTTCGCTTTCCTGAAAGATGTAGTGGCAGCTCTCAAACAAGAGTTCCCCGATGCCGTCTGTGTAACGGGTAGCGAGAACACCACTCAAAAGCAGGCCGCCGTTGACAAGTTCCAGAACGACCCCGAATGCAAGCTCATTATCCTCAACTATCGCTCCGGCGGTACGGGCTTAACCCTAACAGCCTCCAGCCGTGTAGGCTTTATCGAGTTCCCCTGGACTTACAGCGACTGTGAGCAAGCCGAGGACCGCGCACACCGTAACGGTCAGAAAAATGCAGTCAACTGCTATTACTTCCTTGGTGACAAGACCATCGACGAGAAGATGTATAAAATCATTCAGACCAAGAAGGACATCGCCAACGGAGTGACCGGCACTACCACTCAGATAGAGGAGGATATTGTTAACATCACCATGAACCTGTTCCGAGATGAGTTATGAAACGAGCGTTCCGACATAAAATAATCGGCGAGAAAATCTATATCCTCAAAAACTGCATCGGCTTGTTCGGGACGCAGCTTGAGAGTATCGCCGTATTTGACAATCGGGATGGCAACTTAGAACGGGTCAAGCAGATTGTAAAACAGTTGAACGAGTGCGACAGGCACACAGAACACCCCAAACCATGACAGAAAAAGAAATCTTAGAAGCTGAGAAGGACTATTCGGAAGCCAAAATACAGCACACTTGCGTCTGCTGGTTCCGCATGACATTCCCCAAGGTAGGCCGTCTGCTTTTCTCTGTTCCTAATGGAGGATGGCGTGGCGGCCGTGCCGGGGCAACTATGGTCTATGAGGGTCAGGTCAAAGGAGTGGCCGACCTTATTCTCTTATTCCCATCGGGCGGCAAGGCGAGCCTCTGCATTGAGATGAAAGTTCCCAAGCGTAAAGGTTCCCGCGCCGGCACCCAGTCCGACGATCAGAAATCGTGGCAAGAATTAGTAGAGCGAAACGGCAGCGTATATGTCGTTTGCCACGGTATAATAGAGTTCATAACCGCCGTGTGCCGATATCTCCGGGTATCGCCTGCGCCATATATTGAAGATGCTCTAAACAAGTACCCACTTTACCGATGACATACATTGAGTTGCTAAATAATTTTTGGGATTCTACGAGGTTCAATCCATGCTCAAGCAATGAGGCCGCGATGTACTTCTACTTGCTACATCAGTGCAACATTCGGCGCTGGATTAACCCATTTGAATTAAAGACGAGGGATTTGGAGTTGATCCTTGGGATTTCTCGTACAACGATTGCGGCACTCAGAAATAAGCTCAAACAACGTGGGTTCATCGACTTTGCAAAAGGACTCGGAAGCGGTAAGGCTATATATAGGATGGCTGGAGTTAAAATCACAGATTCCACGCTCAATGAAAAAATTTGTGTTCAGTCAGTGGACACAATGGTTAACACAACACTTGACACAACGGTTGACACAACACTTAACACAACGGTTAACACAAATGCGAAATCCACCTTATATATAGAAGAAAGAAGACATAAGACTAAAGACAATAGTGTTGCTGTCGCAACACGTGGCGCACCTCAACGCATAGAACCCGAAAGTCTTTTTGCCGAGGAAGAGAAAAAAGCGGCCAAGAAGCGCAAGTCATCTCCGAAACCCAAAACGCCGGAACCACCGCCGCCGACTTTCGAGGAGGTCAAGGCGTATTTTCTCTCACAAGGAGCCGACGAGCTGCTTGATGACTGGGAGCATGAGGCTGAAATCTTCTACAACCATTTCACTTCTTTGGGGTGGCATACAAGTTCTGGCGCAAAGGTCTCCCGATGGGATAGCAGGGCCAATCTTTGGATAATCGAGCATAAGAAGAAACCAAAAACAGATACACAAACAGCAGATGAAACTGGAAAAGCTGATAAATTTTCAGAACGTAGAGGCTCTGAGTCAGGTGCTAAATCGAGAAAGGGTTTTAAGGGGACGTTTTAGCCTTGAAATTCCTGAGACCGATGCCGCCAATGCAATCTACGCCGCCATGAAGGCCGAGGTTGCATATCGTGGCGGGCAGTTTAGATTTGACGAAGAGACACGCGCCCATATCCTCGCAGCTGCCAGATGGATTATCAATCCTGACGATACTCCGGGGCTCATGCTGTGTGGTCTGTACGGCAATGGCAAGACGACACTTGCAAATGCTATTGCCCGCATCATCGCCTTTTTGACCGAGCGAGAGCTTGGCTACTCAAACCGAATGCACATGAGGCTAATCACCGCCAAGGAGATTTGTCGGCTGTGTGCCGCAAGCGAGAAGTTCAAAGAGCAGTACGATGAGTACAAGAATTTGTTCAACGAGCCGATGATGATAATTGACGATCTCGGAGATGAACCCCGTGAAGTCATGGTATACGGAATGATACACACGCCTGTCATCGACATTCTCGAAGACCGCTACGCCAAACAACTGATGACCATCGTAACCACTAACCTTGAAACCGATGATTTGGAGAAGAAATATGGTCCCCGTATATATGACCGCTTCAAGGAAATGCTAACATCAATCGTATTTGAAAATGACTCTTACCGACCCAAGCGGAGAAAAGATAGTGATACATTGGAACACCAAGGATGAGGAGGCCATAAAGAAAATCCGCGCCCGTTTCAAAATCCCCAAGTACACGACGCTGAACGGCTTCACGCCTGCTATACTGCCGGCACAAGACTTGGCAATGTTTGAGGAAACCGCCCGGCGCGGATACTTCAATTACCGACGGGTTGAATGGACATTCAACGGCACCTCCTACTCATGGTAAAATGGTGTAAAAATGGTGGTCATTCTGTTTGCAAAATCCGTTCACGGTGACTAACTTTACAGTACAATAAACTAAAAGTCAAACCAATAAAACCCACTATGGAAGTAAAATCCTTAAAACTCTCATCGGTGCATCCGTCACCGATGAACCCTCGCAAAACATTCGACGAGGTGGCGTTGAAGGAACTGTCGGAGAATATCCGTCAGCAGGGACTTCTCCAGCCTATCACTGTGCGTCCGGTAGCAGACACCGAGTATGAGATTGTCTGCGGAGAGCGCCGCTATCGTGCCTATCGCATCCTCTTTGAGGGAGCTGAGGAGAATAACGAGTTGCCGTTCAATCCCTGGGACGAGATAATGGCCATCGTGAAAGAGATGTCCGATGAGGAGGCCTTCGACGCGATGATCACCGAGAACCTCCAACGTCAGGATGTTGACCCGATGGAGGAAGCCTTTGCTTTCGGCCAACTCCAAAAGAAGGGCAGCTCAATCCAAGACATCGCGCTCCGCTTCGGCAAGAGCATCCGCTTCGTTCAGGACCGCATCAAACTCAACGCACTTATCCCTGAGTTGATGAAAGCCTTGAAGGAGGAAAAGATGCCCATCAGCGCGGCCATGATA